CTAAGCATGTAGTACCAAGGATGTAGGAATTTCGGACGCGGGTTCAACTCCCGCCAGCTCCACCAAATAAATCAAGGGGTTACGTGAGAACGTAGCCCCTTTTTCTTTGTCTATGTCCACTTTACGTCCACCCATTTTATTTTTATGGGCATCAATGGACACTACCTGCACCACTGTATTCCTGCTGATTCATCACTGAAATTACTTAAGATGCTTGAACGTAACCCTGCACTTATTAATGAATTAAACACACTTTAATGCTTTCACTTTCTCCTTGTCATAATGCAAAAGGAGAAAATAATTTCAGTTCTGTATATCCTGTAAAGCCGCGCCCTATCTGATTTCTATGATAAATGCACGGCTTTCCTTCATGATCTTATTTTTCATGTAAAATATAATTTTTCCTTTAATATCATTGCATTGTAATTTTCTCCGTTGTCTTCTTTTGATCCAAAAACTGAAATTTCCTGAAAATCTTTTCAAACCTTTCAGTTTGTGATTTCTCTCACACCGCCAGTTCTGGTGCGGTTTGGCAGTTTGACTTGTAAGATTTTAAAACTGAAAAAATTTTTTGATCCAAAACATGCAGGCGGGTGCGGTGTAGTGCCGTTTTCGTCATAAGTTCGCTTATTTCGTCATAAGCAAAGTGAGACAAACCGTCACTAAGGTATTTATTTGATTCTTGAGTCAGATAATACAATCGGTTAAAGTAGTGTCGCCATCGGCAAAATCCGATGGTCAAGGGGTCGCAGCCTTGGATTCATCAACACTGGTAAAGACTATTTACCAGTGTGCCTGCTATCGCACCTTCTATGGCGGTTCAGGCAGGGGAGACTAACGTCTCGCTGGTTTGATGAATCCCAGTACTGCGAACCCTGTTTGAATCGCCACCACCAAAGAGGTAAGCAGGAATATGAAAAAAGACTGGCACACCGCCGATATTATCGCTGCGATACGTAAGAAGAATAAAACGCTGGCATCATTATCCAGAGAGCACGGCTTAAGTTCTTCAACATTAGCCAATGCTTTAACGCGCCCCTGGCCTAAAGGGGAATTACTGATTGCTCAGGAAATTGGTGTCACCCCTGCTGAAATATGGCCCAGTCGGTATTTTGACGAAAATAAGCAGCCTATCAAACGAACCGTCCGACATGATTTACCAAACAATTCCGATATCACATCAGTTATTTCTATATCCGAAAAAGTAACGACAACTTTTAAACCACTAAACTAATATAACACTCTGAATTATCAGTTTCTTATTACACTCATTGTCCATTCTTTAATATCAGAATTGTATTCAAGCTCTATGAAGGTGTAAAAAAGCCCGCATGTTGCGGGCGAGATAATTGTGTTTCAGACCATCGAAACACAACCCCGTAGCGCTGATTGATACCGCATTTAAAAAGGCATCCCAATGTTATTATGTGTATGACTCACAATTGTTTAACCATATCAAGCGATTAACTCATTAATTTCATTATACTAATCTGTTGACTACCCCCATACTACCGGAACAATAATCGCCTGATTACTGATTCAAATCCAGTAGGGATTGCCAAATTTAAGCTTTTAAATCAGTATTTTTGTGAAGGGTAAAGATTATAAAACACAGTAGCTTGATCAAAAGCGGTAAATGTTAAAGGCCACCGGGAGGTTACCCCGATGGCCTTAGCTACGTTTCCGTTATCTATTTCAGAAATGCACGGATCAGCTCTAAAAGCGCGATTAACGCTTTGAGAACGATGATAGCAGTGTCAATAAATGCTTTCACCCGTTTGCTCCAGTTAGGAGCACGACTTAACCAGCCATTGCCTTTACGCTGCCTGTCCGGCTGGCTTCCATCAAGTCAGTTAAGGAATATCGCGCTCTGACCGAGGCACTGAATCAGCACCACCTGTACTCAGCCAGGACTTACGAAAACTTGCGTCAGAGATACACAGGCCAGAACGCTACCCCAAACTAACAGCCGTTGATTATAGGTTTATTTTCAGATGATTCAATCAATTGAAGTGATGAGTTGGTAAAAACAAAAAAACCAACTGGTGAGGTTGGCTTTTTTGTTTTTACCCATACAGGGTAGAGGTATCTTTTGTGCTATTACCAAGATTGGTAGCCTCAGTCCTAGCGCGATATTCCTTAACTGACATAACCAGTCTAATACCTATAGCATAAAATATCAACCTAGGGTACAGCGTAAAGAACCTCACACAAATGGACGATATTCACCCAATCACCGGCAAATATTTCTGTTTCAGTCCATCGGATTTATAGACCGTGTTCCTTATCGCGCTGGCGTTCTCCGGCGTGCCTGTGTTATGGTGCGTATGCGCGGCGGTCAGTTCCGCTAATTCCTTAACCACATCCAGCGTCTCTAACATCAAAGTCATAACGTTGATTTGCTGGCTGCCCACCCAGACCACTGGCGCGACGATTTCTTGCCGGGCTCCGGAGATGCTCTGCTTAAGCAGGCCAATTTTTTCTATCAGCGTTTGCCCGATTTCGATATTGGCCTCTTTCCCCACACTGGCAATGAAATTTGATGATGTCGCCACACTATAGTCACCGTCTGCGATTTGCTGGACAGCACCCGCCAACAGCATAGACGTGCCCAAAACCGTGGTCTTATCCGTGGCCTGTATCGTGGTTCCCCGTGCGACTACCGTGCGTGTTTCCGTGTCTGCCCTGACTTCACGGTGCATGGACGATTCGTTAATGGTCTGGTCAGTCTGACGAATCCAACTCCCCTCCTGCGTGACGCGCTGCGAAACTTCCGCCCGCTGCTGCTGCAATTGTTCGCCTGGCTTGATATCGGGTAAGGTATTGCCCTGGCTTAATGTCTGCCGGATAAAGGGCTTGTCCGGCCTGCCCGCCTCAAAAGCGATTTCAACCACCGTTCCGACTGGCGGATATTGAAACAGACCGGATTCACTGCCCGCCATCGGCAAAGGCAGCGGGACAGCGTGGTAAACAGGGACAGCGGCATCCTGACCATCATTATCTAACAATTGAACATCAACGGCATAGCGCGGTCGGAATGGGTCGGAAATATCACCGCTAACCGTGCTTTCGGTGTGTGCCTCAATGCGGGCAAATTTGGGTAAGTGCAACCCTGCCGACAATTCGGGGTAGACGGCATCAATCTGGCGCTGCATGGGCGTTCTGGTCTGAGACTGACCGATCAATTCGTTGATGGCTTCCCATGTAATCACCATGTTTTCATTATTCAGATTAACTTTGTTCAGCCGGTGCTGATTGACTACCACACCTGGGCGCAACGATGGGATCATGGGAATGGTCATGGCATTGCCCGCCGTCTGGCGCTGGCTAAATTCATTGGGGATCTCTACCGGTTTCCCCGCAAACATCGAATGCGCCCCACTGCCGACATAAACCGAGCCATCCGGCAATTGATACCAGAGATAATCCTCAATCGAAAAAACCTGCCCAAGATTAGCCAGCAACTGATAGCCGGTACCATAATGGGTAAAATGCGGGATAGGTGTCTCCGTATAAGGGGCANCCGGCAATGTNAAGGTNAGTCCGCTGTGCTCCTGCAACCAGTCCGCAATCTGGTTCAGTGTTGGATGCTGAAATGAACACGACCATAATCGGTCAAACACCCCGACCAGCTCACGCACAAACAAACGCTGGTAACCGTTTTGGGCTGGCTGTGAGCGTTCCACATAGCCCGTGAACCAGCGCAATACCAAATCCGTGTAACCGACATCCAGCCGCACCCATTTTCCAGTGTAATCGGTTGTCGTTTCCGCCGTGATAAAACCACGGCCACAGGATGACAGTTCCAGCATAATATTGGCGTCAACCAGGTGAATTTCATCACCGGAAAGATAGAGCCGGTTAATCGGTGTCATTATTTGGCGGGNCCTATTTTGTCATTAATCGGTTTCAATACTTTTCTTTCAAACCAGCTAAATTTTTCCGGCGCTTCTTTTGCTATGGTTGCGCCCTGACCTGTTTGCTTTTTGGCCTGAATATTATCAGCAGTGCGGGCNTCCCGTTTTTCGGCAATAGAGAAATGTTCACGTAAAGTAAATGTGACCTGCCATGCCTGTTTACCGTCAATTTTGCTGGCATCAAGGGTATGAGTGAATGTCCCGATACGAAAATTGATGGCCTGCGCGGTAAGGTTAGCGACACGGTAGCGTTTTAGGCTGCCGCCGTCTTTCGCTTCCGCCAGGGCAAATAAGCGTGACAGCGTTTTTTGTTCGGTAAAGGGGATGATCCCCGTAATGCGCAACTCTTTAGGCTTAATGCCTTGCTCTGCCACGGCGGTACTGGATGACTGGCCGCTTTGGTCTGTGTCCTGAAACATCATCGATGGGGTTACGGTCAGACTTTTTAATGGTACGGCCTCGCCATCAAGGGCGAGTGTGATAATTTGGCTCATTGTGTAGCATCCTTTCTAATGCGCTAATATCGTCCCCGACAAATAATGTCGCCAGCGTGTAAACGGCGTCCTGTTCGGGGATATCCTGACGCAATTTTTCGGCCAGAAATGCGCCATTCCCTTTCCCTGAGAATACCCAGACACCCGCCGATTTGTCACTGACGCCATTCATGGCGGCAGTGACTTGTTGTAAGGCGTTCTGTCTTGCCGTGGTGAAGTGTGTTAATTGCGATTTCAATCCCGCAATACTCTTGCTCACACTGACCTGTGCCTTCGCCTGCGCAACCAATTGCGCATTCACGGCCAGGCGGCTGGTCGATGTTGAAAACGGTTGAGACGGCGGCAAACCGCCCCCCGCTCTCCCAGGCAATTGCATTTTGGTGATCGCCAGCCGTTCCGCTGTCTTTGCCATACGGGTGACCTGAGAAAATACCGGCAACGGCAACACCGCTGAAAATTGGGTTAAATACTGGATAAATTCATTATGCGTCTTCGCGCAGATCATGAGTACCACGGCGCTTATGTTTCCAGCGCCCCTGATTTTATTTGCCAGATAATTGATGGCGTTTGCCGGACTCAGATAGCGACCGCTGTCCGCTTTCTGTCCGATGCCGTATAAGAACGGATGGACGGATAGCATCGAGCAATGCATCCCCGTCATATTCGCGGAGATGCGCATCATTTTCCGTTGCCAGTTCATCACGCGGGTTGCTCAGGCCAGTTGATACCGGGGGCAGTTGAAAGGTCTACCCGGTTCACCCGCACACGATATTTTTTCCATTCTACGAGTGCTGATTTTTCGGCATCAGTGGCGATATCCAGATCAACGGCATCCTGCAAGGGCTTAATTACCGCATCGGCCTGCTGCTGTAGCGAGATTTTCTGCTGCTCAGCCTGTTCAATTTGATGAGCTTTTAGGGCTGATTTATCTGTGACCCATTGCTTATTCTCCCATTTATCAAAGGGAGTTTGGGGTGATTGCAGGGTGAGATTATCTGGCAATGCACCGATGGCGGTAATATTGATCGGCTGGCCTGTATCGGTTGCATACGCCGTTTTACCCCGATAGTCAGGCACATGTCGCCAGGATTTTTCATCTACACGACGACAAATCGCAACGTCATGGGTGTCAGGTAATTCGGGCGCATCCAAATACGCATTAGCCGCAACAGAAAAACCGCGTGGCACCCGATCCATATCGGCCCCAATATATTCTCGTGTTTCAGGATGACAACGATAAACCGCCACCCATCCGCTAACAATGGCTAACCCATCATCATCAAACCGGGCCATTTGAATATCTGCACTGTATTTAGCCATTACTTTACCCTCGTAATATAAATCACTGATTTGTTGACAGGTCGGTTTTCATTTGCGGTCGGAACCACTCTGGACGCGTCAAATGTCCATGAAACCACCCCACCACCGGCACCGGCTGCGCGACCGCCTGCCTTATACCGGTAGCTGAATGCCCCAGACGCGTTGCTCCCGCTCTCAATAGTGGGATTACCTAATGATCCCGTGATATTTCTGATCGCGTCCCCCTGAACACTCCCTAACGAACGACCGGAATCTAAACCGCGTCCTCTATCCAGACCACGCTTAAATAAGCCTCTGTCATCAGGTAATTTCAGATCGGGAAAAATTTTGGCCAGCTCAGGGTAATCTGCCGCACGGAATGAGCGCCCCTCATTGGGTTCATATCCGGCAGGTATCGGCGCAGCCGAATGCCATTCGATAGTGGCGCCAATAGGGATACCCATCGTCATCTTTTGCTCTACGGCACCGTTAGCGTTGAGAAATCGAGTGTGCAACTGTGCATCGGCATCAATCCAAATTTGCCCCGTGTCACCCCCTACTCCGATGCTCACCCCTTTGGCCCATCCATTTTCCCGACCACAAGAAAACGGCCCTGAATAATGCCTGCCCGGTAGCGCAGTCATATAGGTAGTCTGGTGATAGGCGCCAACATCACCCGCCATCAAACTGATATCAGACAATAGCGATTTCCCGTTAATTTTCCTGTCATTGGGTACAGCATTCCTTGCCCGTTCGACGGTTTCCACTAAGCCTAGGTTTTTGACAAATTCATTCTTATTGGGAATATCTGCGCCGTGCTGGTTTTTAGCCAGGCGACTATTGGCGTTTTCGCTGACAACGGTTAATGCTGCATTAGTGGCATAGTCCCCTTTCGACTGTTTCCCATGCAGACCGCTTTCCAATGCCTGCTGAGTCGCATATTCCCGTTTCATGCTATCAATCTCTTGATGAATAGCGGAAATATCACGGTCATTCAATGACCCTTTAATGCGCAAATCCATCACATCACCGTTGCCATCAACACCCGCAACCGCAAAGACAAAATGCGGATACCCTGCCGCATCGACGTAGTTTTTAAGATCATTGGCTGCGACGATATGAACGACAGTTTTCCACTGGCTCACCAAATTGCCTTGATAGCTAAAATCCGCATAAACACGGGTATCACGCAGGCGGTTAAGCGTTTGGTCAAACACCAATTCACCCCGCAACCCGCCGACATAAGCCAGCCCTTTTTTTACCGTGTATTGATCACCACTGCGAACCACGGAAAACCCATCACCGAAAAAAGCCGCTTCGCCGTAACTGTCGGTATTAATCAGGCGCTGCATTTCATCGATGCCAGACAGACGGGCGGTAAAATCAATCTGCCAGGTTTCCGCCGTGGTCGTGATAGCGGTCTCTTTAGCTGCCCCGTCAAACTCCAGCAAGAAAGAGCGGGTGAGCACATTTCCCTGTAATCCATTAGCGGTCTTAATTTTTTTCTGAGTTGGGGCATGGGTAATCATGCCAATAATGCCAGAAGCCTTATTTATCAGGCCAATCCAGTTAAAATCAAAATGACCGGCTTCCGTTCCTAATGTAACACTGTAGGCTACCGCGTTTTCGCTCGCTAACCCTGTTTTGTTCACAGCCTGACGATGCACAATATGACTTTCGGCGGGTAATTTCTCCTCGCGATTAATGGCAAGAGCGGGATCTAAATCCGGCACATAAGCAAAAACAAACTCATCCAAAACCACGGGCTTTCCCGCCGCAGCTTGCTGCGCTTTCCATTTTTCAAAGTCTACGGTAATCACTGATGCCATATTATTTCCTTATAATGATGCACCGTAGGTCATATTAGGTACGGTAATCTCCTTTAAACTAGCGCTATCAAAAACGGACTCACCCGACATGTCACCCACTTTTAATAGCAAGGACGGCGAGGACATGGCCGCGTAATAACAGCAATATTCCGCGCCAAAACTGCCCACACGTATAAGCAGTTGATTTTTTGTAATCACTTCAAAACGGTAGCGACGGCAGGTACGGCCGTACTGACGAATAATGTTCATTAGCAAATCAGGGTTCTCGGCTATTTGGCCGTCACTGATACGCAAAATAATCACATCCCAATCTATCCCTGGCTGGCGTTCCAGTACTTCAACATCACCCACCCCCAGGCGTTCAAAGATGGCGATAAATCCCGCGACACTGCCCGCATCTTTGGCGTTAATAAAGGCAAATGTTACTCGTTTGCGAAACAATTCCATTGGCTCACCATTAAATCGGTGAATATCCCGCTGATAGGCCAAAACTGATAATAGCGATTCTGAACACGTCTCCGCGTCCAGTTGGGCTAACGGCCATTTCAGCCAGGCATACATTGTCAGCCAGAATGCCCGCGCAGCACGGAGCAATTTGGCCGGTTCCCCCTTATCCATCCATGAGGGCAGCGCCAGCCGTGTTAGCCGCTCCTGGAATTCAGACATGCTTCACCTCAACTGACAGCGATTGCAGTCTGGGCACACTCAAATCACTGAGAATGTCATCCAATGAAAACGACAAAGAGTCAATTTCGGTAAATTCACGGTGAATTTCACGCCCTAAGTTCGAAAAAGAAAATCGAGAGTACGGCCAAGTTTTTTTCACGTGATATTCGGTATTTTCCCGAAAGGCACAGCGGATAAGGTTTCCCACCTCCGTTTTTAAAGCGGCGATTTGTTCCTGGCGATAGTTCGCCACATTCTCGACAAATAGCGTCACCGTCAGCGCGTGATGTGTTTCCGGCAGCGGTAAACACTGCATATCATCACCATGCCCATGATACCCCTGATAGGTGATGTAATCGTTCACGACGTCAATAAAGGGCTGGCTGATAACGCCCGAATCCAGTAATAAATAGGCGTTTGCCGTTCCGGTGCCACGAGGCGCATCATGCAGGAAAAAAATGCGGTCGATACTTAAGCCTACAACACTGGCAATCATGCTGCGGTAAACTGCGTCCGTGTGATAGTTACCCACAAGGTTATATTGATTCCGGCAACGATCACGCAAATCATCGTCAGATTCCGCATCTGCGCCGGGTGTCAATAACCAACCTTCCTCATTCTGCACGCTTTCAATACCGGATACGGACACGGGCAAGAGACGAAAATAGCCGGGCGCAAGGTTGAATGCGCCCCCTGCGGTCTCTGCGATTACAGGCAGTAAGGCACTGGTGACCCCTTCCGCAATTACCACGCTTTCCGTGGTGCTGACGCGATAGATTTCGCCATTAATACGTTCAGTCTGGATCACCGTTCCGGCGGGCACGGTCACCATCGATGTCCCTGCGGTTTTATAGAAGCGGAGCACACCCTGCGCAGCGGATGCGGGTTTACGTTTCAGGTTGACGCCCCACGCAAACATATCCAGCCATGTGCCGGATGCGGTCGCCAAATACATATTTTTTAAGGTGACATTGATTAACGCCGCTTTCAGCCATAACACAGGGCGCGTCACTAGGGTGTTAATCAGCCGCCAAAACGGGGACATCCACGAGGTGTTGGTCACCAATCCGGCTTCATCGACCACTTTAGCAAATGCCGTGCTGATATCGGTTTCCGTGGTTGGCATCCCGCTATCACGTAAGACCTTTTCATAATCAATCGTCGGTTTAGTTTCCATTGCCCACGCTCACGTTGATACGGCCAAACTCGTAAGTTTCGGCGAATATCCATAATTTAGTCGGTGATTCTTCATTAATGATGATCGTCCCTGGAATAATTCGCTCGTCGTCTTCGACCAGCATTTCTATCTGTGTGCGAATGTCTGCCCGTAGTGTTGGACTGCGTTCGGCAATAAGTTTCGTTGCCAGACCACTTTCAATAATGGCGTGTACACAATCCTGACCGATAGAAACACGGTTATTGCAGAAACGCGGTTCATTCCCTGAATTGAGCACGAAATTGCACTCGTTAATGAACAAATCAATATATTTCGGCTCATCCATATGCCACGTGCTCCCATTCTGTTAATTGCTCAGGTGTCATGCCGTTGGCAATATTCAGCGTCACATTTTCAATACGGCGACTGTTATCATTGAGGATCTGTGAATGGGTTGTTATCCCTTTTATCAGGCCATTTTTGCCGATACCCTGCTTTTTCCCGCCCGTTAATACACTCCCGTTTTCTGGCGGTTTAATTGCTTGCACAGGCGGGATCATGGCTTGAGGTTGCCCCTGAAAAATCCCCTTGGATTGGGTCATCAATTTTGGGGGACTGTCCCCTACGCCCATACTAGGAGCCGTCGCTTTTCCCATGGGTTCAGCGACGGTTTTTTCAATGGCCTGGGTTTCAATATTGATACCGGGAATACCATTTAATTTATCGATAATCCCATGGTAGCTGTCAGAAAACGATTTCATCAGCCAATCCCATAAACCGCCGAAAATATTACCGATACTCTCCACAATGCCCGAAAAAGTATCCGCCAGTGAAAAACGGCTAAACCCGTTACACAGATTATTCCAACCCTCCGCGATCCCATCCCAGACCGCACTAAATATCCCGCCGACCCATTGCACATAAGCCGCCACAATCTTAAATGCCGTGGTGTTCATCATGGTGGCTTTAATTTCGTCCCAATGCTGGATCAGCTTATAAATGCCGTAAGCGAGCAAAGCGATAACGGCAATAATCAGCAGTATCGGCCAGCTCATCAAGGTGAAAGAGACACCCGCCGACATTGCCGCAATCCTGACAGCCAACAGAACACCCCGCAAAACTCTTAGCGTAACGTTCCATACGATAATCGCAGCGTTATAGAGCCATACTGCCGCCGCGCCCAATTTTAAGCTCAAAGTACAGGCGGTCCAAATCCCCTTAAGGCCAATCCAAATAAATTTAGACACGCCCATCACGATATTGGCGGCAGCCCCCGCAGCGGCAAAACTCAGAATACCGATAGTGATATAACCAACCCAGCGGGCGATATTCGGAAATAATTTCAGCCAGCGCCCCAGTAATTGACCGGCATTGGCAAGCCTATTGACCAGTGAAGAGATCACCGGGAGCAATGTTAAACCGACGGCGATACGGATATTCTGCCAAATAGCGTGTAACCGTTCCCACGGGTTCGCCATCCGCTCGGCCATTTCGCGAGCACATTTCAGGCCATCATTGGCCCCTAATGCCGAAATAGTCTTACGCAGTCTATCCACATTGCCATACAATTGTTTTACGACAATGGCAGAATCGCCAAACGCCTCCTCAATTTCCTTTTGTGCCTTGAGGTTGCCCTCAATGTTCCTGCCATATTTGGCCTGTAACTTTTCCAGCATTTCCGGCAGGGTTAACATATGACCGGACGCATTAACAAAGCTGATACTGAGTTTCTTCGCGCCCTCAACGGCATCGGTCAAAAACGATTCATAAACACTACTGGACTCTGTACCCAATGCACGGTGCAATTCTCCCAATACCGCCAATTGTTCATCAATGCCTACCCCGAAATGCGTTCCGGCTGCACGTGCCCCCTCCATCAAATCCGCGATTTCATCCAGACTGGCGCCAAATGTTTTCGACATGATGATGGCTTTTCCCGCCAGTGCCTCAGCAAATTGAATATTTCCCACGGCTTTGGCATGGCTGGAGAAATTCGAAAACATCTGCCCCATATATTTGGCCGTCTCTGTTGCGCTGGATTTCAGGGCGGCAGCGGTGATATTGGCAATGTGAGTCATCTGCGGTAAGTCATTTTGTGACAGTTCGCTCATCTTCTTACTGATTTCCACCGTTGATTGCACAAATTCAATAGAGGATTTGCCATACCGTGAACTGAATTTCATGGCATCCGCAGCCACTTTTGCCATCGCACCACTATCAACCCCCTGAAGTGAGGCTTCTGTCATCGCATCATCCCATTGAATAGCCGGATCAAGCACTCCCTTAATTGACCAGAACGTCCCCGCTAACCCTGCGCCGCCGACGGCAATTTTTTCAAACGCTGTTTGTGATACTTTGGCAAACCCAGAAACAGCCGCTTTCGCACTGGCAAGCGGTTGTGTCAGTTTATCAATTAGGCTCAATGTAAAATCTAATTGCCTCATGGTTCACCCTTTAATGCCAATGCAATACCATTCGCGGTGGCGATCCGCATATTTTCCCAATAACGATTATCCAGCCAAATTGCACGGGCTAAATTGTCCTTATTATCGTTCTCATTCGGTAAATAATGACGGCGCAATATTAGCGCTTGTTCAAACAGGCTGTTATCAATGGATTTAACCCGCGTATTTAGTTTTTTATTTCAATTTCCAGTTTTGGTGCATATTCCGAATTAACCTTCTCAACAATTTGCATCGCTGCACCAGGGATTTGTAATAACTCATCCAACACGGATTTAAACGCAGGTTGAATAATACGGCGCAAATAGGTAACAATGGGCACGACCTTATTATCCATTGTCATATCATTAATCATGCTGTTATAGGCAATAATGTTCGGCTCGAATGTCATTTCATTTTCGCCAATCATTAAGGTAATCATTTTATTTTCTTTGATCATGAGTTAATTCCTTTCTTTTATTAATTTCATCCACTAATTGATTATGCCGCGCGGCGCAATTGCCATATAAGGTGGAATACTCCATCACGATATTGGCTAAATTATTTCCGGTCATCCCCATCAGTCGCGGTAACGTTTCCTGGCACTTTTTCAGTAGGTTTTCCTGATAGAGTACGCTCGATATTTGCGGCTGTATCGTTGTACATCCTGACAAAATCAGGGCTAACGCACACATGAGTAAAAACAGGCTTGACCACCTCAGTACGAATTTCTCGTGAGGCAGCATTAGCGATCCCCTCCAATTTAGATTCCAGTTGCCTTGCGGATTCACTGGAAATCTGTTGCATTTCCTGCCGGATTTTCTCCCCTGCGACATCTACGGCATGAATAATTTTCAGCTCAACACTGTCACGGTAATAGCTGCTTACCTGCCAACCTGCACAGAACGCCAGGGCAAGGAAAGTCAAATACAGCGTCCGGGCATTGAACATCATTTCACCCCATTATGCGCCAGTGAGAAATGATTGCCGTCCGGTCGGGAAAATCGCCCGCCCCATGTACCGCCAAGGGATTCCCAATATTCTCCTAACGGTAAATAAGCATGACTGTTTGTCTGATACTTACCCCGAATAAATAAATTCAGATCTATCGCCAGTCGCTGAATATGCAGACTATTAGCAATGCCTTTCCCTGTCTGAGCGTTCAACTTCGCTTGTTCTGGTGTACGGTAAGCCTCGCCCAAGGTGAGGTGATAACCGCGCTCATCTGCCCATAAAATCAGTTGAGCGATCAAGACTGTAAAAAGCTGTTGTTTTTCACTCAGTGTCATTTCTTTAACCTCCCTGTTAACAAGGCGCTACCTCGCTTACGTAACCAGACTTCAATTAACTGATATCCAGCAATCCCTAATGCGCTGCCTATCCCTGTCACCGCTATCGGACTGATACCCGGCCACCAGATCAGCAATGCCCCCGCCATCACCGACACCGCCGACCCTAAGATAATCCGACCAATAAACAGCCGTAAGGTGATCGGTTCGTTGCTTGTAAGCATTTTTCCTATTGCGATAAGTGCCCCTAGCCATACCAACGTAATAAATGTCTTTTCGTGCTCTTCCATGAGCGCATCTTATCCAATTAGGCTTTGCGTCAGTTCTGCTTCCAGATAGGGAATACCATTAATGCGCACAAAATCGGGGCTGGTCACCACGAATTTCACTTTGTGAGTCATCACACTACCGCCTTTAGGGTCAACGTCCAGAATGTCGCTAATGATGAGTTTGCAGCCGTAGGCTTCAATCTTGATTTCTTCATTGCCTGCTTTGGCATACCACATCAAATCAACGGGCTGAATGCCTCGCCATGAACCCGCCGCGCGCGCTTTGGCAGTGACGATATCCAGATATTTGGTGCTGAGTTCAATTTCCCCCTCTGCCGCCACATCACCGGAGAGGTAACCATCCGGCACGCCCTGCGTTTGGGCGGCGGCGGTGTTATCAGTAATAGACAAACTGACCTTTTCCGCATGAACCAGATCCCCGTCCATATTAAAATCAACCGACTGGCCTGAAATCCTTTTGCTCATGCGATTTTCTCCAGACTGCTATCCAGCAACAGACTGACAGCGATCCCTTTCGGACATTCGTAAGTGCGGATAGTGATATAAATTTCCACCGTGTTTTTATTGCGCCATGTAATCACCACATCGCCATCTTTCGGGGATTTCACCTCGCCGGGGAAAGTGACCCCGTTAATTTCAGTACTGCGCGACATTTCACGCAAGGTACGGGCGAAGTATGCCTGATGCGTTGCGATACTGCCCGGCGTACTGTTTAAGCTACGGTCAGCAATTTTAGCGATAGCCTGCAAACGTACTCGACGCGCGACTTTATCAACAACCCGCAAGTTTTCGATACTTTGGTAGTCTCCGCCTTCTACGTCCAATGTGCGACCATCTGACCAATACATGCCGTCATAATCGGGATACCACATCGGCACACTGAAACGCAGTTTTTCCAGTGCCTGCAAGGTTGCCAGATCCATCGGCTGGCCTGTGCCATCTTTCGGGAAATCGGTTGAACCCAAATCCATCAATACCCCGGTTTGTACCCGTGCGGGACTGTCCGCCACGGTGACGGCGCGGTTACATAAACGCCCTGCCAATACCCCCGCTTCATTGCCCCACAGACACGGCACCAGTTGCACCGATGCCACAGCTTCGCCCTTTTGTAGCTCTGCCAAGCGGGCGACATAATCCGCCCAAGTCTCTTTTGCCTGTGTGCCATCAACCGCCAGAATGGCCCACTGCCAGCGACCAAATTTAGCCATCGTGTTGGCTCGCAAGGTTTGCGCTGCCTTAATCATGGCTTTGGTTGCGCCGACCGTCAGCGTATAGCCCTCAACACTGGCTATACGCTGCGCCGACGTCACCGCCTCAACAAACGCCAATTCATCCGCCAATTCCGGCAATACATGGATATAAACGGGCGGCAATCCGTTGCCGATAGGTTTTTACCCCTGATTTTGGATTGCACTGATGAGCTTTCAATAACCAGATATCCGCCTGCTCCAGCACATCCAACCTATCAACCGAACTCGCCTTAATGTAGGCGTTATCCCCTTTCAGCAAGTTCAAAGCCGCAAATTTGTAGTATTTCGCCTTGATTTTCTCGTGTATTTGCCATTTTTCAGTCACATTGTTGAATGTCCTTGAAAAATAGGGTTCCACGCTGTTTCCTGTTTCGGCCTCCGCCAGTGCCCAGAGTAAAACGGTGTCGGCAACAAACGCCGGAAAGCTACTGCGAAAATTGTCGGGGGTGAGCTGTCCTTGCTCAATGGCGATATCCGCCCAATCCAATCCTTTGGCAAAATCCCCAATATCAAATAACCAAATCACACAGTAGGCAAAAATCGGGTTTCGGTAAATTTCCCCCTCGGCTATGTAGCGTTCCGCCGTGGGCAGATAATTAGGCAACAGTTCCCGCTTTTTCATCTCTACCCGCTCCGCCGTTAACGCCAACTGGCGTAACCGCTTAATATCCTGCTCAATGGCGCGGGCTTGCAGGTACATACTCGCCCC